TCAGTAGAACTTCCTGAAGAATCAGTAGAACTTCCTGAAGAATCAGTAGAACTTCCTGAATCATTATTCAAAAAACCCCATCCAGATTCAACGTAATCCGCCATTATTCTTTATCTCCTACATCCGATGCGTGTTTACACGATTCCTTCAGGCTCTTGAGGTGAACCAGTGAAGCCAGCTTCCCCTGATTGTGGAACATTTCCGACTCCGATTTGGCCGTTCCCAAGACCTGATACGTTTGGTTGATTTGCTCCTGCAGGTAATCCTCCAGTGCCTTCCACGCCTGCTTGTTGCTCACCAGTAGGTTGAGCTTCTGGGCCTGTGCCTTGAACATTTGCTAATCCTCTTAACATATCTGCAAAGATAGCCGCTTCATTCATATCGTTCACTAAACTTTCCGGGTCAATATCCTGTGCTATTGCCAATTCCCTCATCAAGTTTGGAATTTTTATAAATGGAGCCAACATTGGGTTTGTTACTGTTTGCAGTAAAGTAGTCAATCTTTGCGTTCTAACTTCTTTCTGCATTACTGCTGAAGTACCTTTAGGCTTGATTTCCAAGTCACCAATAATTTCTGGTGTTGTTCCAAATTGCATGTTCCATTGGAAAAATGCTTCCCCTAAAGGTTTTAACAGATAATCATCAATATTTTTGATGACAGTCTTTATGGATAATCCTGCCGAAGACATTATCATGGATAATCCTGCGGCTGTTCTTCCAGTACCTGTAACTCCCGTCTGACCATGTACAACGGAAGGTATTCCTGTTTCCTCGTCAGCTAGTTGCCTAGCCTTGTCATACATCTGAACATTTTCACCTGCTGTATTGGGAAACTTAATTCCATTTACAGCCGTACCAGTAACTCCAGACTGTCGTCTGAATATTTTTCCCGGAAATATATCCATGCTTTGTCCGGGTACTAATTGAGTTTCATCAATATCAAATACTAAATTTCCTGCCAATGCTAAATTATCAATCGCCATTCTAATATGACCGTTCATTAATAATTGAGCATCTTCCATGTTTTCAGCAACACCAACTCCAAAGAATTGATATGGATTTAACTCATAAGGAAATGCTTGATAGGGTATTCGAGAAGGTGTAAACGGATTCATTACTGCCCGAATCACTTCATTACCGCAAACCCATACATTAACTTGTACAGATTTTAAATCAGTCATTCCCTGTGGAATTGACATTCCAATTTCTTCACATAATGAGGCATCACAATTGCCCCAATATTCATAAACTTCGTATCTATTATCTACATATGTCGGGTCATTAACACCATGAATAGTTTGTTCATAATATTTTTCTTCATAATTTGGCCCAATTTCTAATGCCTTTAAAACTGCCTTTTCATCAAAATAAGGTCTATTAATTAAATCTCTTAATTGTTCCCTGTTTAATCTGTGTCGTTGTATGACATATTCACAATCATCTATATTCGTAGCCGCAGGGTCTGGAAAAAAATCCCAACATGAAACAGCTTCAATCTTTGGAACCTCTTTATCATAAGGTTCATATAATTTTTCTTCTCCAGTTCCCATCCATTTATGAACTGTTTTCTTATAATTAAATGGCCCTTTAATAATTCCTGTACCTAGTAAAGCACATTCAAAGATAGAGTGTCTTAATACATTAACAGCAGAGGTATCCAGTAACTGGTCGTGTATCATTTTTTCCATTAAACGAGCAGTTTCCTGTGCAGGACTAATTTGGGGTTCCCCCATTTTAGCCGCACCCTCTTGTAAATTTGCTCCTGCAAATTTCGCTGCCAAACCACCTAAAAATTCATTAGATTGTGTCGCTTCCATTGCACCCGGCTCAACTATTTTACCATCACCTTCAAAACCATAAGGGTCTGGTGTTGGTGGCATAGGAGGGGGTGACTGCGGTGTTTGTAAATGTGCAAATTCCGCCACGCCTTCAGGTACAGGTGTAGATTCCACAGAAAGTGGAAACTTACTGTTTGCAAATAATATATCTGCAATCTGACCATAAGCAGAAAGAACTTTTACTTTTGTTATCTTTACAAAGACTTTGGATTTTTCAGAAGAACGAAACTGTGTGGTACTGTCAAAAATACCACGATAATTTTTATAAGCTTTTAGCCATCGTGATTCATCTTCATTCTTTCCGTCTTCAGCCGATGTAAATTTTCTTTTAACATGAGCAACTAAGCCGGGTACGTTTTCGGCATTATCTATCTCTTTGGCCGCATCTGTTTTATCTATGGCCATTATTTTCCTGTATTAAAATGATTTTGATAAGCTCTTGTCGTCTGCACCCATCGCTTTGAGACCTTCACCTTTGTTCTTCTTACCAATAGAACCGCTTTCCGCACCTAAATCGCCTTGTTTCCATTTTTTTGTGGAATAAGCATCAGGTTTTGGATTGGATTTTTTTGAATAAGCATCACCAAGTTCCCCTTGCGAGTATTTTTTCATAATTGGTTGTGGCATTCTTTCCTCCTATTTTTTCTTTTTAATTGTTCCGCCATATTTTGTTTTTCTTTTACCAAAAGTTGGCTTTACTTTTTTAGATAATTTTTGTTCAATCCTATGTCCATAATCAGCAATTATAGATACAATGGCTTTTTTTATTCCTTTAAATCCTTGTCCTGCCATTTCTGTAGCAATAAATTCATCAGAAGGTGTTATTTTTCCATCTTTATATTGTCCTGAACGCTTCATCCATTTTAAAGCTATTTTATTAGCTTTTGCTTTATTTAACTGTGCTGTTTTATAAGGACTTCCCATAATTAGTAATCCTTTTCACTTGCCTTCTTCCAAAAGGAAGATTGCACTTGATTGTTTGGTTTGGTTGGATAATCCTTAGTGGCAATATCAACATCGGCTTCTCCACCGTGTGCTGATAAATTCACATTTTTTTTATCCTTTACTTTAGGATAGGGCTTACCAAGGTCACCCTGCTTGTATTTGGTCATTATTGGTTGTGGCATTTAGCCCTCCTTTATTTTTAATTTTAAATAATCCATTAATTCCGGATTGTCTACAAATACAGTTGATAAACCGTTCGCTAAACCGTGTACAACTGTCTCTTCCACTCTCTCATCTAAATCAATATGCCATTGATAGATGATGGCGTGAAATAACTCATGCAGAATTGTATTAGCATGAGAAACTCCTTTTTCCTCTTCAGTATAACCTATTATACCTTCTTTTGAAAAAAACTGCCCATGTGCGTCATTTGCACTGGCAACAGTCTGTTTCCATTTTTCTAACTTATAATCCCTGTATCCAACTTTTATGGATTGTGGTATTTTAACCACCATAATTTTGCTGGCCTTCTAATCTTTGTTTTATTCTAAAATCTTTTTCTTCTTGGGATATTCCTGACTTAACAACTTCATCTAAATCATAAGAATAATGCCCACCAATTGCTTCAGCTTCTCGTAATTTTGGCACAGTTTCTTCAAAATATTTCGTTGAATATTGTTTTTTAGTATCTTTAATTAATTTTTTTGATTCCTCTTCTGACATATTTAAATCATCCATGAATGCCTGTAAGTCATCAAGTTCTGATTGTTCAGTATCCGATAATCTTTTTTCAAATCTTCGTTCTTTAAATCCTCGTCCTTTAAATCCACCTAATCCTAATGGTTTATCACCTATAGAACTTACTTTTTTTAGTTCATTAAAACGACCTTGCATTTCTTCAAATAATGATACACTATCTTTCTCATACTGAGGAGGACTTTTCCCCATTTGATATGCTTGTAGTAATAATTCAATTGGTAAATCAAGAGGGCCGGGTACTGCAAATGCTCCAATAGTAGCAGCTTTTGTTTTTGTCGCCCCTAAAATACTTGTAATAATTCCTGCTGTCTTTGCTTTTTTAGTCCATTTACGCCCTTTACCTTGAGCATCAATACTGGCTCCTCCACCTTTAACTTCACTTTTTGAAAAAGTGTCATCAAGTTGTGCTTTTAAGGTGGCTGTATCTCGTGCAACTCTAAATTTAGGTTTTTCCATTCCTTCAGGAATTGGGTCACCTGTAAATGAATAACGAGAAGATTCATTTAACATCCCTGCCTTTTCAAAAAAATCAGTTTCTAATTCTAATAATACTTTTTTTACATTAGGGTCTTGTGCCATTTTTGAACCCTGAATAATATTTTCTTTATAGGGGCCTTTATAACTGTGACCCATTAAAGCATCTATTATATATTGAGGCTTTCCTTGAGCAATTAAACGAGCTTTTTGTGTTCTTCTAAAATCGTATAGTTGCCAAGATTCTTTAGTACCATCTTTTAAAGTTACTTTTAAGTTATTCTTATTAAAAAATTTTGAAATATGGCCGCTAAATTGGTCAGCAGTACCATAAAATACTCGCCCAGTTGTATTGCCTTGTTGTAAAGCTAATTGTTGTTTTAATAATCTTTTTCCTGCCTCATTAATATGATAAAAAACAGTTACAGGTTTTTTACGTTTTCCTATACCTTTAATATCATCATATGTTACAATTCCATCATCAAGTTGAGATAAATCCTCTATTGATAATCCTGCTAAATGTTCCGGCCTAATTCCGGTTAATGCAACTATTTTAGCAAATCTCTTTGCAGTTCCCGGTGGTAACTTTGCTAGTTTTCCCTTTTTCCAATCAGGAATATCATCTAAAGATTGTGCTGCTGTATTAAACTCACTTTTAGTAACTTTTAAAGGTCTTTCCGGTTCATATCCTTCAGTCCAATCCGATAATTTAATATCAAGAGCATCACTGCCTCCTCTAAACAATGCCCATGTATGACCCGTACCTGCGTGAGAACCCATTAATGCAGATATATTTTTACTAAAAGTATCAAATCCTTTTTTATCTAAATTAAATTTTTCTCCTGCAGCATCCATAATTGACTTAATAGCAGATTCATTATTAATATCTGACATTTTTATTTTATTAATGTCTATAATTTGTGCTAATTTAGCTTTATAACTTTTAACAAGAGTAATAGATTTTTCTATAGTTTTTGCTTTAGCTCTAGGTAGTTTTTTTGAATTTTCTAATGTTTTAATTTTTCTATCAATTGCCTGACTAATCGTTCTTTGTTCTCTGGGAACTTCAGTTTTTTTTGCCTGTTCAAGTATTTCCGGTGTTATGAAACCTGATTTTTTAACTGTATCGCCAGTATCAAAAGACATTTTAAATCCCAATTCAGCTTTTTTCTCTTCAGGATTTACAGAAAATCCAATTTCTTTATTCTCGTCAATATCAAAAGAAGCACCTACTTCACCGGTTATTAATGCATCTACAAATGCTGTTAAAGCAGGATATTTTTTTACTATATCTTCAGCTTTTTGATATACCTCAAAATCTTCAGTTTTACCTTTTACTGAATCTAATATTAAATTTTGTAAAGTATTTATAGCTTTTTGCTTATCGTCTGCCATCTTAATATCCAAAAATCCTGTCCACTGGTTCGTATGTTTCCGCTTTTAACTTGTTCAATCTGTAATTGGCCCTTTGCCGTTCACCTGTCTGCCTTGTCATTACCATATAACGCAAAGCATCATAGGCATGGTCATCAGCCTTGGTGTCAACATCCTCCGCATTATTCTTTGCGTAAGGGATAGTTGGTAAAGTTCGTATCAAGTTAACACAGTTGGAAAACACCTTTAACTGTGGTTCCCCTGTCTTTTCCCTAATAGACAATCGCCTATGCAATTCCACTTTACCGCTAATTCTATCTCTATTTGATGGTACAAACCGTATTCCAGAACGTATAATACTGTCCGCAATACTTGGGCCTATACCCGATTTACTCCAACAACTGGCATCAAGAACCGAAGTGTGCATTGGTGGGTCATAAACTTCTAAGTCATTTATCCTATTCGCAAGTTGTTCACCCGTTAATCCACTCTGATATAGTTCTCTATATATGATTATGTTTCCATCCCAATCCACCGCACCCCAAAGGACACAGCTAGGGGAAGAATAACCATAGTCCGCAGACCGTATTCTAATCCAGTTGTTAGGCAGTTCGTAAGGGTCAATAACATGTATCACCTTACTGAACTCCGGAAATGCCGCACCTTCCGCAACATCCCAATCACCATCTAATAATCTCTTTCTCTCTACTTCAGGTAAAGATGACAGCATCGCTTCATACTCACCTGATTCAGCCAGATATGGATTATCTGTCAATCGTGCAGGTATGAATTTCCTTTGAAACAGAGGTTTTCCCGCATTTGCATGATATCTTCCAAATTTTAAGACATCACCGGTATCAATATCCGTAGCATAAAATGAATTTCCCGGTTGTATGGGGTCAACAAACATTTTCTTTATCCACCATCCGCCTACACCACCCGGATTTGATGATGCTCTCATATATGTCTCTATACTTTTGTCCGTACTACGTAAACGAGACCGCAAGTAGTTCCAAACATAGGGAGTTGGATAATGTCCCAGTTCATCTATTCCAATCCAAGTAAATGCTTGTCCTTGATACCTTGTTACGTCACTATCTTTATCCACATAAGAGAATAATGCCGTTGCACCGGAAGGAAACACCCATGTACTCTTTGATTCCTTAAAAATAGCACCCGGAAACGCCTTTGAATAGAGTTTTCGACTGCTGTCTATCAATTCTGTCAGTTCTGCCAAGGTTCTTCTTAGTAATAACGCCCTGTGATTGGTATTATGACAGTATCTTAGTAAATCTACCAGTAACGCAAATGATTTTCCACCACCTGCTGCTCCTCCATACAGAACTTCCTTTTCTGGAGAGGCTAAAAATTTAGTTTGAGGCCCTTCATTGGGCATGAATACAACTTCCGCATTGTCTTTTAACGCCTTTTTAACTGATTTTGGTACAGAATCAAGCAGTTCACCTGTTACCGCACCGCCTTTTCTGTTGATTGCATCAACTGTTTTTAAACTTTCCTTTAATCTCTTGGCCTGTTGCTTTCGATTATCGGCTTTTTTAATGGCTTGCTGTACTTGCTTCTCTTTTTTCCGTAACTTTTGCCGTGCCTCAATCCTTGCACGTTGTGCTAAACTGAAATTGTATCGTCTTGTCATTCATTTTATCTATTATATAAATTTTTCTGTTTTTTCCACTCATTATATTCTTTACGAGTTTTAAATACTCTTTTATTTGGATTAAAACTTAAACTTGCCTGAGAATGTGGTCTTGCTTTATTAGCAGTTGCTTTCTTTTTAGCTGTTCTGCTCCACAATCCTTCCTTTTCCTGTCCCTTAACATCTTTTAATAATTGACTGAATTTTAACCCTTGAGCTTTCATCTGTTTTTTCAAGTCATTAATTCTAACTTGGTATTTATTTCTGCCATTAGCCTTTTGTTCTGTTAATGATGATTTATTTTTTAACAGTTTTTTTAATAAACTT